AAGACTCGTTTTCCAGACGCACATTTTCCGCGAACTGGATCGCGGTCTGCTTCTGACGTTCTTCCTCTCGAAAGCGATTGGTTAGCTGGTCAATGCGGGTTTTAACTCTGCCGCTGTACTCGTCCAATTCTTCCTCGTCATTCTGAGAAGAGGCTTCGTTGGAAAGGGCTAGGGATTTCTGAGGAGTTTCCTCTCCCTCTGGGGGCAAAGCTACGTCAACGGCGGATTCTTCAGAATCGCCTACTTCAATATCTGTTTCTCCGGGCATGCCGTGGTCTCCATCATGACTTTCTCCTCTCTAGACATGTTGAACATCATCGGGTTCGATGATAGTGGCGATGATTTCATCATCATTAATAATGCGAACTTCTCCCCCGTCAATTCTAAATCGGGCGCCCGCATACCGGCCAATGCATACCCACTGGTTTTCTTGGCACCAGGGATCTGCATCCTGACCAAATTTATTAGCGTCTTGATAGGCTAATGGCCCTATTTTCAAAACATAAGCTACCACCGTAGCCAAAGCTTCACGAGTTCGAGCGGCGTCTGGAATGTGGATGCCACCGTCTGTCGTAGCTTTTCCGGCATAGGGCATCACAAGGATGCGCCAGCCAGTAGGCTGTGGAAGCCTCTCTTTTAAAGCCTTCTCCAAAAGAGAAGGGTCCAATACCTTGTCTTCTTGAGCTACATAAGCATCTGAAACGGAAGAAAGTTTTACTTTTTCTTCTTTTGCCACATGATCAGGGACATAAAGCGTGCTCATTCTTCCTCCGATGAGTGTAAAGCGTCTTTTATTTCTTGTTCTGAGAACTCGAGACCTCGTAATTCCCCTGTCAAATTACGATATTCCATAAAATCCTTGGGGCTTCCCTGCAAAATAGCAGCCTGGGTCAGGATAATTCGGTCTTGGATGGCTTTAAGTATAACATAGGCAAAAGTGGTGGGATCTGCCATTATTTAATATGTTCCAGAGAAATTAGTGCCCTTTATAGCACCTCCCGTGGAATATTTCACCTTTTTTGGCTTCATTTTTGACATTCCACCATGCATATAGCCCAATTCATCCACATCGGACATAGCGACACTAAAGCCGTCCTCTACCGGCACAATATCCCCATAAGGAGCGCCGATTTCGTCCGCGTATCCCTGAGCCGACTCAATGGTCGGATAAACAACTCCTCTAGGCATCTTAAAATACTCCTCTAAAAATACGACCCCGTACCTGTGCTCCGGTGCCGCGACTAAATGAAGCTCCGTCCACTACACCACCGCCCGAGAACTTCTTGACATCTTCTTCAGGCTTCGTTCCATGAAATTTATGCCATGCGTCATCCATGTCGCGATCCATTTTTTCATTTCGTAGCCGTTCTTTAAGTTCTGCTATCTTTTCATCAGACATCTCTAAGTCTTCGTCTATTGGTGCCTCTTTATCCATATCAATACACTCCACTAAATTTACGGCCACGAACCTGCGCCCGCGTACCACGAATTATTCCACCTTTTTCATAGGATGCAGCAATCGCTTTAGCCTGGTCAGGATCAGTCACTATTTTTCCACTGCCACCGCTACGCAAAGTTCCGTCTTTAAATTCCTTCATCACAACAGCAAACTTATCATTCATGCCGCCCTTATCAAAACCTGCGTGGTCATTAAGTGCAGAGGCACGATCCGCCAATTTTTCCGCTCGATCCACGGAGACCCCCATTTGTTTAGCCATCTGTCTTACTTTAGCCATTACTCACCTCGTCCCGCACTTCCCATTTTGTCAATGCGGTCCATATTCACATCAGCACGCAACAGCGCAATGTCTTCCTGCGAATCCATCTTCTCGCGTGTTATGTCCTGACGCTCTCCTTCACGCTGCTCTTCAAAAGCCTGCTTAAGGGAAAACTCTTCCGCTTTACGTTGAACGTCCGCAGCCTTAATGTCCAGTTCCTTAGACCGCAGCTGCACCAGTGGATCAACTTCACCTTCCGGCGGCGGCATCAAGGCAGACATGACTTCTGCTGTGTACTCGGCAACAAGCTGGGAAACCCGCGCTTCCACATCCTGCGGTTGCTCTTGCTGCCCCATCTGGGCGGCTTGCTGAGAAGCCATGGACATTTCTGCTGTAGCCACGCCTCGCGCTTTAAAGGCTACATGCTCACACAAATGAGCTTGCAGCAGTGCAAAGATAGGTGGCGTCGAAGCAGGAATAGGCGTTTTCATGAATATAATATGCGCCTGGATATGGGCGTCATGGTCCTGGGTCGGAAACGCCTGCAGGTTCTCCTGAATAAGCGACTTGGCATTCTCTATCGCTGGATCAGTAGGCTGAGGCGGTGTAGGAGCTGGGAGCAAGCCTTCAATATTCGGGACACCAATTGCTTCATAAATGCGACGATACGCTTCATACAAATTGTGCATCTGTGGATTACTCTGCGCCAACTCCAGTTGTGTTTGAGCAAGGGCCAAACGCTGGGACATAGAGAATATATTCGGGTCAGAAACCGGGACAATATCGACACGCTCATCAAAATCCGCCTGCTTTATAGAAGAATCGGCACCCCATACGCTGTAGGGATAAACCGGAGGCAGTGACTCAGCAAAAACACGAGCCAGCATCTTAAATTCAATTTTCTGTGCAAAGTGCAACCGTTTATGAATGGCAGACATGACCTTGGAGCCACGCTCCAATAGCGCAACCGTAGTACCCACGGCAGCTTGCTGATTGCCGTCGCCAACCTGTATATCGGTAATCGCCGCAAAGCGACGACCCGCATCCACCACAAAACCCAGCAACTGCATTAGTGTTTGACTGGGTTCCTTGTAAGGAAGCGGCAAAATACTTTCAGCAAGCTTGCCTCCCGGTACGTCAATATCTCGAAATTCACCAGGAGAAAGCGGTTCGTCAGAATCGCGTATGCGAATACCACGCGCCTTAAAACCAGCCGGAAGATTAGCCAGAGTCCCTGCATCAATAAGCTGCCTCAAAATCGAAGTAGCAGAGCGCCCCAGTCCACCAATCATGTGCAACAGACCAAAGCCATAAAACCCCAACCCTGGTAGAAATTTGTAGTGCGTGAAGTATTGTTGCTTGCGGTAATACTCGTCACCTTCACGCCAGTTACGCCTGATCGACAACACCTTGGTGCTGCCTTCATCAATGGTAATGATGTAGGGAAGCTTGATGCCTGTAGGCTCATTGTCCAAGGGGCTTACATGCTCAAACCCTGGTAGATCCAAATCGGTATGTATTTCAAGAAGCGTACAGTCCATATCGTCAGCTGTTTTCTCGATACCGGACAGTTCGCGTTCTTTGGCAACGACTTCGTTGTCTTCTTCAAAAGGCTGCAGGTCGATGTCTCGATAGAAACCACCTGCCTGGAATTTTTTGATGTCATTACCGTTCATGCGAATGACATGAATAATCCGCGCGGCAGAAGACAAGTCGGAAGCGTTGTAAGGAACAACTAAATCATCCGCCGGCACGAACCGCGCTACTGCGCGATCTAAGATGTCGTCAAAATAAACTTTCTTGAAGGCACTGCCGGCCAGCGGCAAATAAAACAACAAACGGTCGGTTTCCGGATCGTACTCGTCCATGACGTGCATGATCTGGTAATTCATAAATTCCTTGACGCGCTGGGCCTGGTCTTCAACCTGGGGATTGGTCGCCCCTATGATTTGTGTCCGCACCGGACCAGAACTGGGAAGAAGCTCCTTGTAAGCTTGCGCCTGGAATTGCGTGACGGCTTCTGCAATCAGAGGATGAGTGACGCCACTCGAACCACGAAAAGGTTCTTCTCGGTCTTCGTACTTGATACCAAGCAGACCAAGTCCGTCACTATAAGTGTCTACCCACTCCTGGCGACTGGCCTTATCTTCCTCGTAGTACCCCAGCAACTCATCAGAGATTTCCATCAGAACACGTTCGTCAAGCATCTCTGCCAGATTGGCATCCTGATCAGCCAGTATCTGTTCCTGGATGATCTCTTCAAAGTTTACAAGAACAGACCCATCGTCCTGTTCCAGCATGTCAGTCGGTTCCTGGATCTCTTCGACTTCGATCTCTTCGTCGCCCAATCCCCCCAGCGGCATGCCCTGCGCCGGTATGACTGCATCCATTAAAGACGGTCGCCCTTCAGCCATTCAAACACTCCTCAAAAAAGGGTGGCATAAGTCTAAATGAATTACTTTTGTTAGGAAAGGTCATCAAGCCCTACTTTCTAGACATCCATGCCGTCACGCCCATGTAGGCACCCACGATACCCGCCTGAGCGATATAAAAGAGTCCTAATATTTCACCCAAAGCGTTAACGCGGCTCTCGGGTACGATGGGCATAAAAAGACAAGCACTGAAAATAATCATACTGCCAATGGCCAACCAGGCCATGCGTTTTTGTGCTTCGCTTTTCTCTTCTCGAAGCTCGAGTTCCAACATTTCCTTGGAACGCGCAATCTCGGCATCGGTAACCGTGCCATCCTGGTCGAGGTCGTACTCAGCAAATTTACTGCCCACTTCCAGTTTCTTGGGATTCATTAGAGACCTCCTTAAAAAGGAAGCACCACAGGGCATGACGACGGCCTAATTAATGTGGTGTTGGGGACAATTAGGCCACCCTGTGATGCTATGCTCTAATAATATTGACGTGCCTGTGGTTTGTACACCGGTATCTCGTCTTCTTCGTCACTATCCAGCCGCAAAAAGCCGCCCTTGCGATAGCGAATAAGCGCCATGGACATACTGTCACAGTAGTCGTCGTAATCGCCGTTTGGAAAAGCCGCACATTCGTCGATAACCTCTTCCGAAAAGCGTTTATCCGGCGCCCACACCTTTCCGGACTCGAATATGGGTGCCACCATGTGCATCCGCGTGTGTTTGTCGCTGCCTTTGGAAGGCGTGTAATTGACCACGGGGATCCCTATCGCCCGCAACTCGTCCGTCAGCGGAGTACCCGTGGCCTTGGCCTCGATAAGTACCATGTCCGGTTCCCAGTATTTGTACTCCTCAAGAGCTTTTGCTTTAAGTTCCGGAAAGTCCCAGCGCCCCCGCTCCGCTCCCATCAAAATAAGATTGTCCGGGTCCGCCTCGTTGGGCTTAAAAACGCCCCAGGTGGTAATAGCTGAATAGTCCGCGGTCTCTTTTTTGCTGAACGCCGTGTCGTAGCTCTGCATAATGTACGAAACGGGAGGTACATCGTCCTTTTCCCACGTTTTCCACCACTCCTTCTTGATGATGGCACCCTCTTCCGCGGTCGGGTTCTGCTGCCATTGCGCGTTCCACTTGCTGAGCGACAGCGATGCCTTGACCCGCAGCAGCTCGTCCTTGTTCCAGAAATTCGGCCACAGTACGTTGCCACTCGGCAGTATTGCCGGAAACTCCACCACCTCCCACTGGTCTGCCAGTACGTCGGTGGCCTGCGCCTTGACTAACTTGCCGGTTAAGTCCTTCAGACTCCACCGCGTCATTACGATGACGATGGACCCGCCAGGCTGCAGCCGCTGGCGAGGACCGGAGGTGTACCACTCGTAAGCGTTGTCCAGGGCAGATTCCGACATGGCGTCCTGCTCAGAATGCGGATCGTCGATAATCAGCAGATCCGCACCACGACCCGTGATAGCACCCCCTACCCCCGCCGCGTAGTACTCGCCACCCTGACCCGTGTCCCAGCGACCCGCCGCCTTGGAATCCGCCTTTAATTCCACTTCTGGAAATATGTCGCGGTACTCCTGCTGCTCCATTAAGTTACGAACCTTACGGCCAAACCGTACCGCCAGTTCCGCCGTGTGCGTGGTCTGAATTATTTTTAATGCGGGATTGCGTCCAATAAGCCACGCCGGCAGCAGGTAACTGGCAAACTCGGACTTAGTATGCCGGGGCGGCATGTTGATGATGATCCGGGAACCATTATTCACGGCCAACCGCTCAAACTGCGCGGCTACCTTTTTATGATGGGTGCTCTGGATAAAACCCCCATACACATGGCGTACAAAGGTTAAAAAGTCCTCTCGCGCCCGCTCACGAACCGTCAGCCGACGCTGCGCCTCCTCAAGCGCCAGAATCTCTCGGGCTACTTCGTCAGAAACGCCTAGCATTGTTCCTCGTGGAACATCTCTTGCACTTCGATTGCGGCAACACTTAGCTGTAAACGTACCCGTGTTTCACCGGGCGTCTCCATCGCGGCACCTCGAAGTGCTTTTTGCTTCAGTCGCTTCAGAATTTTTTTATGCTCTTTATACTGAGGGGACGCAGGCAGCACTTCCGACAAAAAGGTTTCCAGCAACGCCCGACACTCCAGAATAGTCAAAGACTGGTCCGTAAAGGCATCGTCACTCATCTTCCTCGACCGGTGCTTCCGTGGCGTTGTGCCGCTGAATGCACTCCCGGTAATGCACCGTGCGAATATAGCTCTGGCGCAGGGCCTTCTCCATAATGACCCCGTTCTTCGCTAAAATTTTATAGTCTTCACCCGTCAATGCCATGAAATACCGTTCGTGCGTCCCTTTCACCGGATGCCACGTAATAGATCCCAATATACCGGGGTGATATACCGGCGGCTCCTGACACGCTACTTCACTGCGTAAAAATCTTTTGAAGTAACTGCTGCCTAGCGTCGAACACCCGCTGAGTTGCCACAGTAGCGCGACCAGCAAAATCTGCTGGAGCGTTCTGTAACTCAGAATCCCAGTCCATTTGTTGTAATTGCTCAAAAGAATCAAACCCTTGTTCAATTTCACTCATCCTGGCCTTCAGCGTCTCCAGCTCCTTCAGCGCAATAGCCGATTGCTCTGACTCGAAACGCTCCCGCTCCTCAAATGCCTCTACACTGGCCTTGGCCCCCGCACTCTCGACCACGGATCGCTCCCAGTATTTGTACGCCACACCCGCCGCCGCCAACGAAGCACTGACCACAATAAAAATAACGCCTATTTTACCCAAACCCAACACCGCTAAACCCACGGCTCCTTTTTACCACCAAAATATTCCCGTGCATGACCCTCTTTTTTTAACACCTCGCACACGCTTTTATTGTCCTTGGTCATCGGAACACCCAAAATACGTCCAAATTTGCCCTTTTCCTTATATGTTTCGAGCAAAAACGTCTCTTGGACTAACTCCTTTACCCGCTCTTTCGCCGCAAGTCCCAACGCTTTCTCTTCTAAATTGCGCGTTCGGGACTCAGGCGTGTCAATCCCCCTAAATCTAACCCGCTGTTTGCGTACCCAGACACCAAAACCCAGGTCGATGTCGCAGTCCAACGTGTCCGCGTCAATGATCCGTACCAAAGTGGCTGTGTAAATATAGGGGTTAAGGGCTTTTTTGGGCATTGGGACCTTATTCGCGAGATTCTTTTTTAATAAATTCCGCTAGTAAACGTAACTCTGTCTTCATCTCCGCAACATCAACCTGTAACTTACTGATTTCTGCAGCATGCGCGATATGGTACCTGCCAAATTCGTTTTTAACATCAATTAAACTCCACGACACAAACC